TGTCTCGACTCTTCTGTCTTTCCGTCAAGCATTTCGCGATCCCACCCAAACATAACGCCTACGCTATCTTTAAGTTTGTCTGCAAATGATATTTTTTGAAAATTATGTTCGCTAATTAAGTAATCAGCAATGGTATCTTTACCACTTCCTATTAAACCACATACACCGATAATCACAGATTGACTCCTCATAAACAATAAAACTATTATATAGTAAATTTATGCTGATGTCAAGTGTTAGTTAGCCAATACTGAATCCGTAGCCTACGCCGCCAGCAATTTGTAATACAAGTTCTTGTTCTAACTTTTCCATTTCAGCTTGTGCTTCAGCTTTGAGTGCGTCTCCGTTTAGTGTCGATCCGCCTTGTGGTCCTGCAATAGTAGCAAATTTAGAACGTGCTTCGCCTAACATATACTTACAAACTGCAAGGGTATAATCCTTAATCCATATTTTGCCTAGATAGTCGTTTAGTAATTCACTATCTGGTCTGTGATTGTACACATACATTAATAATGTTTCTTCTGCTCTAGGTCTTTGTAAAACTGTTAATTTTTTAGTTGTAGTATTCCAATTAAATTCGATAAACGAACCAAACATTCTTCCTACTAATTCTTGATACTGTGAAAACATATCATACGTTGCTAGTCCACCCATGTTACTACTTGATAATAGATAAGTGTTTGTGTATGCCATGTTGAATGGTTCAAACTGTGTTCCGCCATCACCACCTCCACTACGTGATCCAATTGAACGTCTAAATAATTTTCTTACTTCTACTACTTCGTTAGGTAGAATGTATTCGTTCTGATCAATAATAGTAGGCATAAACAAGTATGACTCTTCAACACTATTATCACTACGTTGTCTAAATTTCCCTAAGGATTTTTGCAAAGCAGTTTCGTAGTGTATAGGATCGAGTTCAACATCAACCATGCCACCGCCTAACATCGCAGTTACATAATCGAATACTTCTTGTTTTTGTGTGCTTAAATCGGCCATATGTCTTGTTCTCCTATAGTATTTATGCTAACGATAAATACTTATACTATGCCAAGACTAAGTTTATATAAACCCGAAAGAGGGTCCGACTACACGTTCTTAGACAAGACGATCACCGAGATGTTTACGATTGGTGGTACCGATGTCTTTGTACACAAGTATTTAGGGCCAAACAATCCTGATGAAGCAGACGCTACTCCATCACAGCCTCGCTATGACGCAGTAAAAGAAACTAATATTCAAGATATGTTGTTCCTCGAAAACCGGGATAGAAAATACGACCCTGATGTTTACGTTATGCGTGGTATTTACAGCGTTCAAGACATTGACTTTGATATGAGTCAGTTTGGATTATTCTTACAAAATGATACATTGTTTATGACAATACCTATCAACTATAGTGTTAAGACACTAGGGCGTAAGATAATGCCAGGAGATGTTATTGAACTTCCTCACTTAAAAGACGAGTATGCACTTAACGATTATAGTGTTGCACTAAAACGTTTTTATGTTGTAGAGGACGTGAATAGAGCCGCAGAAGGATTTACCCAAACGTGGTATCCACACTTATACAGGATTAAACTCAAACAAATTGTTGATAGTCAAGAGTTCAAAGAAATACTTGATTTACCATCTGAAGAAGGTAGTACAAATACCTTGCGTGATGTGCTTAGTACGTACGAACAGGAAATGCAAATTAATAATGCAGTTCTTGCTCAAGCAGAAGCAGATGCACCTAGTGCAGGCTTTGACACTACGCACTTGTATACACTAGCTGTAGACGAAAATGGTAAACCGGACTTACAAACAACAGACATGAATGATCTTGATGCTAGTTCGCAAGAATTGTTAGCTGATAGAATCAATCAAACACCATCACGTAGCGGATATCAAGGATATTTACTTGGTGACGGTATACCACCTAATGGTGAAGCATTTGGACACGGTGCTGGCTTTCCTACAACTGCAATCGAAGGAGACTTTTTCTTGCGTACAGACTTTATGCCAAACAGATTATTTAGAAATGACGGCAAGCGTTGGGTTAAACAAGAAGATAATGTACGCATGTCATTAAGTAATACTGATACTAAGGCTACACAAAAAGGTAAATTTATTAACAACACTACAACTAATCAAATTGGTGGTGAAACTGTTGTCGAAAGACAGCCGTTGAGTAAAGCACTCAAACCTAGGGCAGACAACTAATGCAACATTTTTATGATGGACAAATAAGAAGATATATTACTCAACTAGTTAGACTAATGAGTAACTTCTCGTATAAAGATGGCAAAGGAAATTTAGTTCAAGTTCCTGTTATGTATGGAGATATTACACGACAAGTTGGTTCTATTATTAAAGATAACAGCGAAAACAAAATTCCAAGTGCGCCACGCATTGGTTTATATGTTACTGGTCTAGAAATGGATCGTACTAGAACTGCTGATGCATCTTATACAGGTAAAGTGCATATTAGAGAACGCACTTACGATGCAGACAATAATGAATATTTAAATACACAGGGTAAAAATTATACTGTAGAACGTATGATGCCTACTCCGTTTTTATTAAATGTAAACGCAGACATTTGGTCTACTAACACAGAACAAAAATTACAAATACTAGAACAACTATTAATGTTGTTTAATCCTAGTTTAGAAATACAAACTACTGACAACTACGTAGACTGGACAAGTTTAAGTGTTGTTAATTTAGAAAACATTAACTTTAGTTCAAGAAGTATTCCTATGGGAACTGAAACTGAAATTGATGTTGCAACACTAGGATTTCAAACACCTATCTTTATTAGTCCTCCAGCTAAAGTTAAAAAACTTGGAATTATTACAAGTGTTATAATGAGTATTTTTGACGAAACTAAAGGAACTATTGATTTAGGAGACTCAATGCCTGAGCTTCAAGCATATGATGATAGTTGGAATAATACTGTTAAGAATAAAGAAAAAGATGGTAGAATACATATCCAAGCTACAACAGCGGCAGGGTATGATGCTATTGTTACTAACACTATTGTTCAACTTGGCAAGAACGGAATTAGTGGAGAAATTGAATGGCGTTCAGTACTTGAATCTGAACCAGGTGAGTATACCGCAGGTCTAAGTCAAATTTATCTAAACAGAATAGACTTAGGTGCACCAATTGTTGGAACATTTGCACTTAATACATTAGATGAAACACAGATTATTGTTAACTGGGATATTGATACTATTCCAACTAATACAGTTATGGGGTTATCTGGTAGTCCACAAAAAGGAACTATTGATGCAATTATTGATCCTACAAGAACTAACCCAACAAGTCTTAAACAATCAGGTGTTAGAATATTATTATTAGGCGATATTGGTGCTACTGGCAATACAGACGGTGCTGATGCTTGGAAGAACGCAGGCGGTGTTGATTCACTTATTGCTAAAGAAAATGATATTATTGAGTGGTCTGGAACAGAATGGCAAATAGTATTTGATTCAAGTACCAAAACAGATACAGCTACAGACGTAACTTATACAACCAATTTAAACACAGGCGTACAATACAAATGGGACGGTCTAGAATGGACATTGTCCTTTGAAGGCGAATACCGAAAAGGAAGCTGGCGTATAGTTCTGTAAATAAGTACTTGTATGGAAAACATTATCTGTTCAGGTGCATTATTCTATTCGTTGAAAACTCAACGTTTTTTATTCCTACATCGAACACAATCAAAACAAAACAATGTTTGGGGATTAGTTGGTGGAACCAATGAAGACCAAGAAATCCCATATAAAGCACTTCTTAGAGAAATTGAAGAAGAGCTAGGTAATCTTCCTAAAATTATTAAATCAATACCGTTAGAAACGTTTGTAAGCAATGACGAGAAATTTAGTTTTCACACATACCTATGTGTAGTCAATGATGAATTTATGCCAGTATTAAATCAAGAACATGATGGATATGCGTGGTGTAGTTTCAACAAATGGCCCAAGCCATTGCACCAAGGTCTTCGTAACACACTACAAAATAAGATGAACTTGACCAAGTTACAAACGGTATTTCAACTAGTTTCGTTATTACAAGAATCGGATATTTAAATGAATAAAGTTTTAGTAATCGGCGATGTAATCGTTGACAAATACATTTACGGAACTTCAACACGGATTAGTCCAGAAGCACCTGTGCCTGTAATTACATATATTAATGAAAAACAAACGTTAGGTGGCGCAGGGCTTGTACATAAAAACTTGCTTAGTTTAGGAGTTGATTCTACACTATATGAAACAGGACATGAATATAGTATTAAGACTAGAGTTATTTGTGACGGGCATTATGTTACACGTATTGACGATGATAAACGTGCAAGTGGTGACGCAGTATTAGCCGTTGTATTGGCTAATGACTTTTCACAATACGAATATGTAATACTAAGTGACTATGACAAAGGTGTATTAGACAATGCAAAACAAATTATTGCACATATTACTAGTCAAGGACCCAAAGTAATTGTAGACCCTAAACGTTATGCACACGAGTATGAAGGTGCTTGGTTAATAAAACCTAACAATAGTGAATTTACTAAATTTGAATTTGACGAATGGCAAGGTAATATTATTACTACTAGTGCAGGGGCTAACGTAGTTGCTACAATAGACAATATTGAATATGATATACCTGTTGCACAAGCTGAAGTGTCTGATGTTACAGGAGCAGGAGATTGTTTCCTTGCTACGTTTGTATATGCACTAACAAAAGGTTACACCCATAAACGTTGTTTAGAATTATCAGTCAAAGGTGCTACCGAAGCAGTTAAACATGTAGGCACACATATCATAACAATTGATGATATTAATGATAGTGTTGTATGGACCAACGGCGTATTTGACATACTACATATAGGTCATTTAAAGCTTCTACGACACGCACACACGCTTGGTAAACACCTCGTGGTGGGCATTAACAGCGATGCGAGTGTGAAGCGTTTAAAAGGTGATTTAAGACCCATTAATAACGAGCAACTACGCAAAGAAGCATTATTAGAATTAGGGTTTATTGACGAAGTTGTTATTTTTGACGAAGATACACCACAAGAAACTCTCGAAATTGTTAGACCAGACATTATTGTTAAAGGTGGCGATTATACTGTAGCAACAACAGTAGGAAATGAGTTAGCTGAAGTAGTTATCTTTCCAACAGTAGACGGACATAGTACAACAAATTTGATAGAGAGGATGACATGAATATATTGATTACAGGCACAGATGGATTTATTGGAAAACATCTTGCGGTATACTTACAACACAAGGGACATAACGTTGAAGGGTTTGAATGGAAGCCAAACGTTATACCTGATCCTGAACCATATGATAGAGTAATTCATCTAGGTGCTATTAGTAGCACTACTGAAACAGATATTGAAAAGGTAATGGAACAAAATTACGAGTTCTCAATGCGACTCCTACAACTATGTGATCAAAAAGGTACTTCATTAATGTATGCTTCTAGTGCTAGTGTGTATGGCGACACGTTTGCAGAAAATTCTAAACTGCAACCGCAAAGTCCTTATGCATGGTCAAAGTATTTGTTTGATAGATTTGTAATGCAAGTGCCAGAGTTTATGATTAATGTACAAGGATTTAGATTCTTTAATGTATACGGGCCAGGCGAAGAACACAAAGGTGACCAACAAAGTGTATTTGGCAAGTTTGAAAAACAAGCTAAAGAAACAGGAGTTATTAAAGTTTTTGAAGGTAGTGATAAAATAGAAAGAGATTTTATTCACGTTGGTGATGTATGTGAAATTATTGAAAAATTTATTGACGTTGACAACACAGATATTTGGAATGTTGGTACAGGGTATCCAAGGACGTTTATGGATATTGCTACGTTGTATGCTGTGAAATATAATGCTAAGATTGAAGAAATTCCAATGCCATTAGAGCTACAAGGACAATACCAGTATTACACATGTTCAGACAATAAGAAGTTAATTAATAGTATAGGTGTTCATAAATTCAGAACAATAGAGGAGTATGTAAATGCCAGCAAGACATAGCGGTAAAGTAGACAAAGGTTGGGGATACGAATTAATTTGGGCCACTAACGATCAATACTGTGGTAAGATTATGGTATTTGATAGAGTTGGTGCTAAGTTTAGTATGCACTTTCATAAAGAAAAAGACGAATCATGGTTTGTAAACTCAGGTTCATTTAAGTTACGATATATTGATACATCAACTGCATTAGTAATGGAAAGAGTTTTAAACTCCGGCGATACATGGAGAAATCCTCCATTAATGCCGCATCAATTAGAAGCATTAGAAGCCGGTAGTAGTATTACTGAAGTAAGCACTCCTGACTCTATTGAAGATAATTATCGTATTGCTCCAGGTGATAGTCAACCACCACCACCACAACAAGAGATTGTTAATGATCCCAATACACAGGCGTAAGTTAGATCTAAATTTAAGTCAATTAAAACATAATTGTAATTTTGTTTATAAGCAAATTATAGACGAGATTGCAATTCCTAATCAAGAAATTGATACTAAACACACATCAATTCCAACGGCAGTAAGTCAATACTATAACTTGTTTACAAGTATTATGCCTGGTATGTTTGAACTACAACGTGATATTAGAAACGAATTTAAAAACAACATTCCGCATGATGAAAGTCTAGAGTACTGGATTGTTGGTTGGTTAAATTATTGGCCTAAACAAGGAACAACACTTACTTGGCACGGACACGAGTACGGAGATGATGATAATTGTTTCCACGGGTACTTAGGTGTACAATGTGAACCATCGCAAACTATATATCGCAACATAGGTGAAGAAGCATTAGAAATTGCTGTTGAAAACAAAAACGGACAGTTAGTTATTACTAACAGCAAAGGTGTTGAACATATGACTA